AACTGCGCTCGTTATGGTTTGTTTACCGATTCCATGTGGGATTGGACAATGGTAGGTGGTCAGTTTGGTGGCAATGGTAAAACGGGCTTACGCCTAAGTAATGGTTCGCCAGGTAACTTTACGCTAATCAAGTCGTTCTACAACGGCGTGAATGGTGGTACTAGTGATACGGATTGCGCAAACCTTGCGATTGTTGGTGATGGGCCTGAAAGTGGTTTTATCTTCGGTTCTAACTTCCAACTACAAGAAAGTCGTGGTTCTAGCTTAGTGGTAACGGTGGGCAATGTGCAGCTTTATGGGTTCCAAGCACTTGACCCTTCGAGAACTGCGCTATCTGGTGGCACCCTCCCGACGATTCTTGCGGGTGTTTACATTAAGGGGCAAGCCTCAAACAATGAACTATATGGCCGTGTTTCCCCATCAGTGACCTTCTATGCTGACCCGAACTGGACGGCTGATACCTACAGTGTCTATGTGGATACCTACTCAGGCGCAAGCGGCGGCCCACAGCTTAACTCAGGATTTATCACCACCTACCGTAGCACCCAAGATGCTGGCCCCACTACACGGGTTGGCACGCAATACTCAGGTACGGGCGCAGCCAAGGGCGGTGGTGGGGTAACTAACGGTAAAAACCCAAGCCTATTTATTGATGGCATCCCCTGCGCGGCAACGCTAGGCGCGGCCCCTGCTAGTGGTGATTTGATTTCAATCGTTGATGTTAGTGATACGACGGCAAGCGTGAGTGGAACGCCAAAACTGGTAGCGTTTAGTGATTTTGGTGGGGGCGGCGGTGGGTCAATGTCTATTGGCGGCAGCATCACCAGCGGTACGGCTGGCAGTGTTTTATTCGCGGGCGCTGCGGGTGTATTGGCTCAAGATAACTCAAACTTGTTTTGGGATGACACGGCAAATGCTCTAGGCATTGGCACTGCGTCGCTAAATGCCGCCGCGTTGCTTGACCTTAGAAGTACCACGAAGGGTTTACAACTTCCATCAATGACTAACACGCAGCGCGATGCTATCAGCACGCCGCCGGATGGGCTGATAGTTTATGATAACGTGTTTGGAAGCCCATATTTTAAGGGGCCAACACAGTGGTATAGCCTTTATGTACCTTACACTCCTGCGGCATTTTTTCAAGAGGCAAATTTAACTTTTGCTGAGCAAGGCATTAACGGCTCAAGCAAGGTGACATTAACCGCGCCCGCATCTTTGCCCGGGGATGTAACCATCACCTTAAATTCAAACACTGGCACTATGTTAGTAAGCCATGGAAGCCAAGCTTATGACCAGACAATTACGGCGGGCGGCACAACAGGTGCGCAGACAATCAACAAGCCAAGCGGTACAGTAAACTTTGCAGCAGCAGCGACAACACTTGTAGTGACGAACTCGCTTGTAACAACGAGTAGCACTATATTCTGTTCAATCCGTACTAATGACACTACCGCATTAATAAAAAATGTTATCCCTGCGGCTGGCTCATTTACGATACGACTTAACGCCGCAGCGACAGCAGAAACATCTGTTGGGTTTTTTGTCATTAATTAAAGGAGTAAACCATGGCTTTCAATATAACCCTAGAGCAAGTGCAGGAATTTTTTGCCACCCACTTTGAGGGTATAGGGGAGTTTGTCTACAAAACAGCCCATGATGAAGCACGTGATTTAGAATTGATTGAGGTGCATTTCCTATTGAATGGCGATGATGTAGCGTATTTTGTAGATGAGGAATCTGACTTACAGCGTGCACAAATGCGGTTTGTTGAATTGATTATGAAGCACAGGAAGCCTGAGTAATGGTAAATGTAAACACATCGTACCCTGATTTTAGTGGTGGCGAAATTGCGCCAAAGTATTATGGGCGGCATGATTTACAGGTATTTTATAAAGGGCTAAGACGCGCGCGTAATTTTGTTACTGAATCAGCGGGTGGCGCAACGTATCGCCAAGGATTTTATTTTGCCAGCAAAACTAGGGGTAATTTGCCAGCGTGGCTTGCTGAGTTTCGCTTTACCGACACTTCTAGCTTTACGTTAGAGTTCACTACCAATGCTATTCGCTTTTACCGTAATGGCGGACAAGTGCGATTTACCGCTCAGGCGATTACTGGCATTACAGCAGCTAACCCAGCGGTGGTTACTTATAGCGGCGCTGATACCTTCTCTAACGGTGACAGGGTTTGGATTAGCGGTGTTGTTGGAATGACGCAGGTTAACAACCTAGAGTTTACCGTTGCCAACGTAAATGCGGGGGCAAATACGTTTGAGTTATCCGGCATTAACTCAACTGCTTATACAGCCTATGCTAGCGGTGGCACTATTGAAAAAATCATGGAGGTAACTACTACTTACGCGCAAGATGATTTAGCAACGCTAAAAATTGCACAAGAAAAAAATGTAATGTACATCGCCCATCCTTCTTATAACCCTAAGAAGCTGACTTATACCAGCCCTACAAGTTGGGCATTTGCTGACCATAGCCCTACCCGCAAAAGCCGTCAAAATGCGCAGGTGATTAGTGCGGTTACTCAGGCTAACCCGGCGGTTTTAACTTATACGGGCAGTGATTCATTTAGTAACGGTGACACAGTGTATATTGATAGCGCTGCGGGAATGACGGAAATTAACCAGCTAGAGTTTACTGTCGCTAACGTAAATGCTGGGGCCAATACATTTGAATTATCTGGTGTCAACGCAACGGGGTACGCTGCTTATACAGGCGGCGGCATTGTGCGCAAAGTGGTGACGGCTGCGGCTCCATTTCTTAGCGCAGACAACTACCCTGCATGTGTAGGGTTTTATGAGCGTCGGCTTTACTACGCGGGAAGCAATAACAAACCCAATACTCTTTATGGCAGTGGTGCTGGGGAGTTGGATGATTTTACTTTGCAGCTTAATACGTCGGCTGGCGCGGAGCCTGAGGCTGACGAGGGAATAGAATATGCTATTTATGGTGCGGCTAAGATTGAATGGCTACGGGGTACTGATAAATTCCTAGCTATTGGAGCAACCAACGATGTGTTGTTAGCTTCAGGTGGTATTGATGCGGTGATTACCCCGTCAAGCATTTCCGTCAAGCCAACCAATAGCTACGGTGCAGCAAGTCTAAATGCGGTAGGTAGGGGTTCGCTTCTTTATTACCTGCAATCTGATACCACCACCATGCGCTCGTTTGAGTACAGCTTTGAGCAAGATAGGTATGTTCCTATCAATAGGAATGAGGTGGCCTCTCACATAACGGAAAGCGGCATTAAGCAGTTCGACTATTTAGAGGCAAATAATGATGTTCTGTGGGCCATTAAGAACGATGGCAAGCTGATTGGCATGACTGCTAGCAGCACTGAGTCAATCAGTGGGTGGCATTTGCA